GCTGAGCGTCTTATCACTGATGAACGTGGGGTGTCTCTGCTTAGGCGACGACACCCTGTCTCTTGTTGGCTAAAGCGATTGTCTTTTAGATCGCTTTACCTTAGTTTCTTTAGTGCTCTAGACCTTAGTCTAACGCGAAGGTACATAATATTTTCCAAACCACCAAATATTACGTATATTTGCCTTGTCACAACACAAATACAGCTATGATAGGATACATCTACAAGACAACCAACAAGTTAAACAACTGGATATACATAGGACAACATAGGTCTTCTAGGTTTAGTAAGTCATACAAGGGGTCTGGAAAGGTCCTTGTTGATGCATTTGAGGTGTACGGTAAGGAGAACTTTCATACGGAGGTGATTTGCTGGGCAGAAACAATGCAACAGCTAAATGATCTTGAGAACCTGTGGATATCTGCGTATAGGATAGAGAACTGCTACAACATATCTGGTGGTGGTAACGGAGGGGTGTCTCACATATATGTTGACATTGAAACAAAATTGATTTACCTATCTTCATTTTCAGCCTCTTTAGCTGTTGGTGTACATCAATCAACATTCCTTAAATGGGTAAACCGAAATGGGAGGAGTAAGGGTTACGATAAGCACGTAAGATATAGCACTGCTACTAAGGTCAGCAACAGTAAAGGTCTATCGATATACAAGAGGTGGGTTATGTTGCCAGCGAATTTTTTACTTAGGATGGAAAACCCTAAATTTGCATAGTGGTTTTGTGTTGTGACGACAGATTCTGCGATTAGGGCCTTCGGGCCCTTTTTTATTGTTGTTATCTTTGTCTTATGATTAACAACGCAAAACAAGTTTGTTTATGAAACTAAGTAACTACGTATCGCTAGCTGAGGTCACTAAGAGTGACACCGCTACGCGGCGAGGCATCAGCAACGAGCCCACCCCAGAGCATCTAGAGAACCTCAAGACAATCTGTACTGAAGTCTTTGATAAGATCCGTGAGCACTTCGGTGTTCCTATCTACATCTCATCGGGCTACAGATCTGCTGCCTTAAATAAGGCCATAGGGGGCAGTAAGAACTCGGACCATAATCTTGGTCGTGCTCTTGACCTAGACCAAGATGGTAGGGGTAATGGGGTTACCAATATGGAGGTGTTTGAGTTTATCAAGGACAACCTAGAGTTCGATCAGCTCATCGGAGAATTCCAGCGTGCTGATGGAAACTTTGAATGGGTTCACGTGGGATACCGCAAGGGGGCCAACAGGAAACAGATACTTGTAGCCTACAAGGAGGGCACCAAGACAAAATACAAGCCGTTTAAATAATATCTTTGTACCTATGAAAGCAAAGATGACTGTTTACCAGAATGGTGGCAAGACGCCAATCGTTCCAGACCCCAAGAAGAAGATGACCGATATGGAGATTGCCAAGGCAAACCGTATGGATATGTTAACCCAGGAGCGCAACACCATCCGTAAGTATGACCCCGATGCACTGGCCGCCTTTGATCGTGGACTAAAGGAGCAAGGATTTATGGTAAAAAAGAAGCCAGCCGCTAAGCCCGCTGCCGCAGCCGTCAAGAAGATGATGGGCGGCGGTAAGATGGATATGTACCTTAATGGCGGAAAGGTAGGAAACAAAGTCAAAAGACTTGAGAATCGTGAAGCCAACCTTGTAGCACGTGGCAGCAAAGCTGTAGACGAGGGTAGGGAGCGTAAGGCTGACCGACTTCTTGGGAAAGCAGCTCGCGTAGAGAACCGTGTAATAAAGGCCAAAGAATCCGCTCCTGTCAAGAAGATGGCCGGCGGAGGTAAAATGGATTACGGTATGGGAGGCAAGATGAAGAAGTACCTTATGGGAGGCCAAGTAAAGATTGACAAGAACAAGGACGGAAAGATTTCCGCCATTGACTTTAAGATGCTAAAGAAAAAGTAAACAGCTATGAAGGCCAAGAAGTACAACTACGGCGGTAGGATGAGTGATGAGTCCGGCGAGGAGATTGAGATCAAGTCAATGGATATGGCATCTGGGATGAAGCAGCTTGAAGCTGCTGTCAAAGCCTCAGGCAAGACTCCTAGCAGCTACAAGTTCAAGGCCTGCTTCTACGAAGAGGACGAGGACTAGATATTGTAAGCAAAACTGCTTATGAACCTAATTGATATCTACAGCGAATACTGTGTAGACTCCAACGGATGGCCTACTACGGATAAAGGTTTGTTCCACGACTACCTAGAGGCATACTACACTGAAGAGTTTGCTAACCCAGAGAGGGTTACGTCAGTACTTGAAATTGGTGTACAGAACGGCGGAAGCCTGATACTCTGGCACGAATGGTTTACAAATGCTAAGATTGTTGGCATAGATATAATGGATGCGTGTTTAAACAACTATAAAGAAGCATCACTTGGTCGTGAGTTCCCGAGGATTGAGATCATCATTGCTGACGGTTATGACAAATCTGTTATAGATCAACATAAAGACAACAGCTATGACTACATCATTGACGACGGCCCCCATAGCATAGAGAGTATGAAGATAGCCATTGAGCTGTGGATGCCGAAGGTTAGGCAGGGAGGCAAGCTCATCATAGAAGACGTACAAAGCGTAGAGTGGTTTGAGGAACTAGCGTCTCACGCAAAGAAATTTGGTTACGAAAAATATCGGACCTTTGACTTCCGAGAAAACAAATTAAGAAGCGACGACCTAATTTTTGAGCTAGAGAAGTGAAAACTAAAAAGTATTACGACAGCAACCCTAAGGCTTACCAAAAGAAGAAGGAGTACGATACGGAGTATCACTCCACCGATGAGCGTAAGAAGTATCGGGCTGAGCTCAACAAAAAGAATCGCCAAGCTGGAAAGTACGGAAACGGAGATGGTCTAGACTACGACCATACCGAGCGTAGGTTTATATCAGCGGTAAAGAACAGATCTAAAAAGTAAACAACCCCCCAATATGAAAAATACATTATTATCCCTACTTGCTGTTTCAGCACTACTAAGCTGCGCGAGCGAAGAATCAAAAGACGCTAAGGCCCTTAAGATCCACGAAGGCCTTTATGCCTTCTGTGGGGCATCAGGTGCCGAGCTTACTGGAAAGCAAATTATAGTGCAAGGAAAAGTGTTTGAAGAAGGCTGTTCTATCTGCCCAGTGTTGGATGGGCCTTCAGTCTCTAACCTTGCTATGGAAGGCTATAGCTTTAGCTGGGGTTCTGAGTTCAGCACCGATAAAAACTTTCAGTACCCGAACAACGACGGGAGCACAATATGGGACGGTAAGTCAGTGTGGTCTTTGTACTGGTACTTCGATACCTCTAGCTTTATCCCTCAGTACAATCCAAAGACTCAGGATTGGGAGATGATGCACCCAAAGAACCGCTCGTTTATCGTTAACACAGACTACGCTGTGACTAGCGAGAGCAATATGTTCTGTATGCCCTGTGAGGTTTTCGATACCACTGAGACAGGAATCGTTCTTGCCAAATGCTACGGACCGATGAATGAGGCTGCTGTTCCTCTGCGTAGGGCTATCGAAGTGAAGACTGGTATGAAGTCAATCACCGCAGCGATAGCAGGAAAGCCATACCCGGTGGGAACACCAGTTCCCGTTATGGAGATGAGTAAGAAAGCACAGAAAAAAGCAAAACCATAATGAAGGCCAAGAAGAAAGACAGCCACGTAATGGTTGCAGCCCCAAAGGGCCACCACTGGATGATGGAGAAAGGTCGTTACTATGTGATGGCTGACAAGGACGGGAAGTTTACCCCTCACGAAGGTGCTTCGAAGGAGGCAAAATTCCGGCTATACTCCGCCCATCAATCTTAGCCTGAGCGATAATCTTCTTGCCAAGAGGGGTATCCTCGTGGCCTTTTAGCTTTCTGCCCAAAAGAACTGTAGGGATGCCCTCTCCCCGATTTGGGATAGTCTTGTTGATGGTTTTTTTGTCGTACTGAAGCTCCACAGTTTCCTTTCCGGAGGCTATATCCCTCCATCTTTCTACAATCATACGCCCCTGCTGGGTTAGTGAGTACCTTTTGCGGTAGTTCCACCTGTTCTCATCACGAAACCACATAGAGGTATCCTTGTGGATGTCGATATCCTCCATCGAGAAGTAGTCGAACAGCAATTCCCGCTTCTTCATCCTAACAGTAAGCCAGTCTTTTGTCTGGTTGTAGGACTTCGACAGCTGTTGTCCCATCCACTCGATGGTAAAAAACTCTAGGTCGTAGGCGAACAGGAGAAAGTCCACCTGTATTGGCAGGAGCTTATACTCCTGCTTCATAAACTTGTTGGCGTGCCAGACAAATTTGTATAGGGTAGGTCCACGATCGTCGCGGTAGGCGAAGTCCCTAAACTTTAGGTCTTCCTTTTTCTTGAACTTTTTAGCCAATGAAGTAAATTGTATCTTTGTAGCAAAAGTACGAAATATGGGAACACTTAGTGGTCAGCGCGTAAAAGATGCATTCGGTTCACTCCTTAAGATGGAGAGCGGAACAGCAACCTCGACGACTAAAATAATTGAAGACGGAGCAGGAAACGATACCGCCCTCAAACTGTCAACGGTAAAGGTTGAGGTAAACGGAACTCTTGCCTTCACCTCTGCCCCAAGTACTGGGTCTACTGAGGTAGCAGCCCTTTTCCTTGACGCTAGCAACAACATTGTAAAGCGTAACCTTGGAACCGCAGCGTTTACATCAGGGTCTAGCCTAACGCCAGTAGCGCCTCTTGCAATTGCAAGCAACATTATCTCCATCAGTGCGCCAACGACCTTGTCGCAGCTTACGGAGTCTACCGTTGCCATTGCAGACACCTTCCTGATCTATGATGCAACAGCTACCGTATACAAGTATGTGACCCTTGAGGACCTAACCCAGTATATGGCGGCCAACATCACCGCTGCATCACCGGGGTCTAACGGACAGATTCTTTACAACGACGGAGGAACTTCAGCAGGAGCTTCGGGGCTGTCGTACAACGACTCATCAGCTGCTGAGCAGTTTACATTTACAGGTCTAGACTTCGTTCAACGCGAGGTGTCATCTGGAACTTGTGCATTCTATAGCCGCTCCGACAGCGCTGTAATCAATAATGCAGTTACCAATGGTGTGGTAACAACCTTAGAGGCAAATCTTTTTGCAGGGGCTGTTATTGTTGACTATATGATTTACAACTCAGGGTCTACTACGGTCCGCGTAGGGGAGATACACATTGTGTGGAACCCATCAAACCTAGCAACAGCTCCATCAATTGTCGATTCTATCAAGACGTCAATCGGAACCTCTACCGCTGCAACCTTTGTCTTCAACGCATTTATAAATTCTACTACGCTACAGCTTCGTGCCACCAATACGTTTGGCGCGAATATGACGGTACTTCTAAACTTCAAAGCCTTCTACGCATTCTAGTATGAATGATGAAGAAAAGGCTGCGGCTAGGATTGAGCTGTTTATGTTTGCAAAGAACAGCTTCGATGACATACTAAACAAGGCCGAAGAACTTGGTCTTATCGATGAGTTTATGATGATTGCATCAGCAGGACTTGTGGTTGACCAGGTAGACGGAAACAGCATAGTGGAGTCCGTGTCCAACATCAACGTAGACACCAAGGAGGAGATGATTTCCTTAGTCACATACCTTATGGGATCCTACAGCGAGGACGACGAAGCCGACGATACAACCAATATAGATTATTGGCTAAATTTGAACTAAATTAAAATGAAATGGAACTCATCAGAAAAATCATTGCGGGAACCGACCCACTGAAAGCCTTAGCCTACTATGTAGGCCAGAAGGCAGGGGACGGAGAGATCGACTCAATCGTTCTCGACGGGTCTCACCTCCACTACCACGGGGAGCGCAAGTACCTCATATACCTAAAAAAGGACTCCACACTTATGCTGTGGAAGACTATCGAGGGTATGCCAGTTATAGTAGAGTACGACTGTAACTTCTAGTTGTAACCGACTTACAACTTTTATTTATTTTAATTAAACATATGATACCATTGTACCACATCCTAGTGCACATACCTAGCGCTGTAAACGACACCATCAAGGTGGGAGAGTCAGAGCTTTACCTCGACACTAAGTTCAACGAGTTCCAACACCGCACTATGAAGGCTAAGGTTGTAGGCATTCCTGCTAAGTTCAAGTCTGAGCTAGAGATAGGAGACTACGTATTCCACCACCACCACGTTGCGCTCAACGACACCCAAGTCGTTGACCCTAAAGAGAAGATATACCGCGTCAACTACGACCCCTTCGGTGGTCAGGGTAACCAGGCATACCTCATCGAGAAGCCCGACGGCAGCCTTATAGCTGTTGCGGACTGGGTGTTCCTAGAACCCTTTGACATTGATGCTGATAAAGAGAAGAGCTTCATAGAAATCATCACCCTCAAAGAGCCGGAGAAGCGCTGGGGACGTATCGTTTACGGAAGCCAGTGGCTAGAGGAAGAAGGTCTCGCTGTTGGCGATGTTGTGTACTTCGCCAAGGACGCAGACTACGAGATGGACATCAATGGCCGCAAGCTGTGGCGTATGCAAATCCACCACCTGATATGTCAAAAGCTGTAAAGTTCACAACAGTTACTGCTGCGCGTAACCTTATCTCTGCGATGGAGGCTGCAATCGGTAATATGACCGAGGAGATACGTAAGCCGGTAGACCCCGATTTAACGGGGTCCGCCCGCAAGGCAGAGCTGCAGGCCATCAAGGACACAGCACTCGCCTGTAAGGAGCTTATCGTAGAAAGGCAGAAGCTAGAGCAGCTTGTTGGCGACATCGAGGAGTCCGGATCCTTTGAAAAGGAGAAGGACTTCAAGGGAGGCTTCGCTGAGAGGATGGCAAGATAATGGCTGGGCTGAAGGTAATAGACAAGCAGGAGGTGATAAACATCTGTCCGAACAATTCGGACGGACCTATCATTGAGATAGAGTCCCTCAGCATCCAGTTACCAAAGCCAGAGCATTTTCTCTTTAGCGACTTGCCTAAAGAGCAGCAGATGTGGAAGCGTCAGGACATCCCTAGGGAGCTTGCGCAGATAAACTCTATGGACGACTGGTACGAGTCCCCCAGAGAGTTCCAGCAGAAGTGGAGCCCCTACATCGAGCAGGAGTTCAAGAGACGCAAGGAGGGGCTGTGGTTTATGAACAACGGTGAGGAGACCTACATCACGGGTCACCACTATATGTTCCTTCAGTGGAGCTCGATAGACATCGGATACCCTACGTACCTAGACTTCCAGCGTAAGCTGTTTGTCCACCTCTCGGCCTGCGAATCAGACCCTCGGTGTTTGGGTCAGATATACACGAAGTGTAGGCGTTCTGGGTATACCAATATGAGTGCAGCGGTGCTTGTGGACGAGGGCAGTCAGGTGAAGGAGAAGCTGTTGGGTATTATGAGCAAGACAGGAACAGACGCCCAAGAGGCGGTGTTCGGTTCTAAGATCATCCCCATATTCAAGGGCTACCCATTCTTCTTTTCTCCAATCATTGACGGAACCACTAACCCGCGTATGGAGCTCGCCTTCCGCGAGCCCTCGAAGAGGATCACCAAGAAGAACAAGACGACCTCACGAGGTGAGGCCTTGGATACTATAATCAACTGGAAAAATACCACCAACAACGCATACGACGGAAGCAAGACCCATATGTTGTTTCTCGATGAGGCTGGTAAGTGGCTCAATCCCAACGACATAAGAGAAGTGTGGAGAATCCATAGGACCTGTCTGCTTGTGGGTCGTAGGGTGATTGGTAAGGCGATGGTGGGGTCTACGGTAAACCCGCTAGACAAGGGCGGCAGGGAGTTTAGGAATCTTTACTACGACTCCGACCCTAACGACCGAAACGAGAACGGAAGGACCAAGAGCGGGCTGTACAAGATATTCATCCCAGCATACGATGCGATGGAGGGATTCTTCAGCCAGTACGGACTGCCAATTGTTGAAGACCCAGAGACTCCAATGCTTACCGAAGACGGAACCATAACCGAAATTGGAGCTAGGACGTTCTTAAAGAACGAGAGAAAGGGCCAGCAGAACAACAGCTACGAGCTCAACGAGATTATCCGTCAGTTCCCCTTCACCGAGGACGAGGCGTTCCGCGACTCGACCAAGAGTTCTCTGTTCAACATCCAGAAGATATACGAGCAGATACAACATAACGAGGAGCTGTACCCCAACCCTGTTGTTATCGGTAACTTCCAATGGAAAGACGGGAAGATGGACAGCGAGGTAATCTTCGCCCCCGACCCTAATGGGCGGTGGCGTGTGGCTTGGCTAGCACCTACCGATATTAGAAATAAACGAAAGGTTGAGAACAATAAAGCTGTTGCCCCCAACGGAGTATTTGGGGTTATGGGTGTTGACTCCTACGACCTTGACACCACCCTTGACTACAGGTCTTCAAAGGGTGCCTGCCACGTATACAACAAGTTCTCGATGGAGCACCCCTCTAATATGTTTGTCGCGGAGTACGCCTCACGGCCTCCGCTTGCCAAGATATTCTACGAGGACATCCTTATGGCTGCCGTATTCTACGGATATCCTGTGCTTATAGAGAACAACAAGTACGGTATCGCTAGGTACTTTGAGTCAAGGGGCTACGATGAGTACCTTATGAACCGCCCTGCACATCTAGCGTCTACCTCTTCAAAGATGAACGTAAAGACAAAGGGAATACCTTCCAACAGCCAAGATGTGATACAAGCTCACGCTCAGGCTATTGAGTCCTACATCCACGACCACGTAGGCCTCCACAACGAGACCGGTAAGTTCGGACGTATGTACCTAAACAGGACACTTGAGGACTGGATAAACTTTAAGATAGACGACAGGACAAAGTTTGACTTAACGATTAGCTCAGGGCTGGCGTTGCTTGCCGCCCAGAAGCAGGTCAAAGAAGTCAAAAAGACAAACTTCAACGATCGTGTTTTCTTCCGCAAGGGTAAGGAAATTAGGCGATAAGTTAAGTTCGTACCTTTGTCCATAAACTCCGATAAATGGATCAATACTCTGTAAAAAGTAACTCATACGACTCTACGTTCCCAGACCCTTTTGCCTCACACGATGTAAAGGTGGGAAAGAGGTACGGTCTTCAGTACGCAAAGGCTATATACGGCCAGTGGGGAAGCGCCCAGTACGAGGGGTCTCTGTACAGCAAAAGGTTCCGTGAGTTTGAAGTCTCTAGGGACTACGCCAACGGAACCCAAGACACATCCATCTACAAGCAGATACTTACCTCTCTTGACCCGAACAACGGTGATGGGTCTCTGGTGAACCTAGACTGGACACCAGTTCCTATCGTTCCCAAGTTTGTAAAGATTGTAGTCAACAAGATTCTGTCTTCCAAGTTCTACCCAAACATTGAAGCTGTTGACCCTTTGTCACGCAGTGAGAAGGACTACGAGAAGAACAAGATGAAGATATTCATCGAGAACAAGGACATCCTAAAGGAGGCGAAGGACTCAGGACTTCGCACCGAGGTAGACCCAGACTCTCTTCCCGATACTGCTGAGGAGACCGAAATTTTCCTTGAGACTAACATCAAGACCGCTGCGGAGATTGCTGCCCAGATTGGCATCAATTTAACACTCAGCTGGAATGACTTCGACGAGCGCATTTTTAGGCGCAATGTCGAAGACCTCGTCACCTGCGGTATTGCCGTCACCAAGCGTAGCAATGACCCCAACTACGGAATCGTTGAGGACTATGTAGACCCAGCATTCTTTATCCACAGCTTTACCTCTGACCCCAACTTTACGGATATAACCTACGCAGGCCACGTAAAGCGTATGAGTATCTCAGAGCTTAAGCGCACAGCAGGCAACCAGTTCACCGAGGACGAGTACGAGAAGATGGCAAGGACGGTTATGAACCGCTTTGGCAATGACTCTAGCCGACTGATGGGCTCTGGGTACGACCCCGGTATGGAGCGCTACTACTACGGATATGACGAGTACACCATCGAAGTCCTTGACTTTGAGTTCGTTAGCGTTGACAACATCATCTTCGAGAAGAAGGAGTCTCGTTTTGGAAACATTGGTTTCTACTACAAAGGCCACAAGTACAATGCCCCACAGCAGAGTGTGTATGATAGGGAGGCTGTTTATATGCAGAACCAGACGCTGTATGGTGGCAATTATATTCTAGGGACTGACTACATCTACGACTACGGGTTGAAGAAGAACATTCCTAAAAATGTTCACGACCTCACCCGCACACGGATGAGCTACAGCATTGTGGCCACCAACATCCGTAAGTCTATCCCTAAGTCTATGGTTAGCGGCATCATCGGCTTTGCCGACCAGCTGCAGATTACCCACCTAAAGCTCCAGCAGTCTATTGCCAAGGCTAAGCCCGATGGATTGATTATCGACATCGAGGGACTTGAGAACGTGCAGCTAGGACGTGGCGGAGAGCTACAGCCTCTGGACCTTCAAGACATCTACGAGCAGACGGGTATCTTCTACTACCGCAGTAAGAATCCTGACGGCAGCTTCCAGAACCCACCGATCCGTCCCCTTGAGAACGGCATCAGGAACATCAACGAGCTCATCACCATCTACAACCACGCGCTGCGTATGATTCGTGATGCTACAGGCATCAACGAGGTTATGGACGGAACGAGCCCTAAGGGAGACCAGCTTGTTGGCGTACGCCAGCAGCAACTGGCGGCAGGCAACAATGCTCTTGGGGATATTAGCAATGCAGCGATTGTGCTGTACCGCAGGATCTGTGAGGACGTTGTGAAGTGTCTTCAGATACTTCCCCCGAAGTCCATTCTATATAAGGCCTACGAGACGGCGATTGGCAGGGAGAATATGGCAGTGTTATCTAGCTTCTCTAATTTGCCTATGTACAACTTCGGTGTTAGGGTCGTCGCTGATATGAACGAGATTGACCGTATGTACCTCGAGCAAAACATCCAGGCCTCTATTGCCCAGGGCGAGCTTGACATCGAGGATGCTATTGCCATCCGTCAGTTGAGGGACATCGACCAAGCCGAGAGGCTGCTTATCGTGCGCCGTAAGAAGCGTATGAAGGTCCGTCAGGAGATGGCCCAGCAGAACTCTCAGTTCCAAGCTCAGGCCAACGCACAGGTGGCTCAGGTGACAAGCCAAGCCAAGATGCAGGAGGACCAGATGAAGGCACAGTTAGACGCTCAGAAGATTCAGCTAGAGGCTGAGGCTAAGGCTCAGCTGCTGCAGGTAGAGTACGGACTTAAGATGCAGTTGGCTCAGCTGCAAGGAGACTACGGAATCAAAGAGCAGCAGATCGAATCTGGTGTACGCCAGACTGCTGATCAAGAGGCTGAGGACCGCAAGGATAACCGCATTAAGGAACAAGCAGTTGCGCAAAGCAAACTAATTGCCCAGCGCAAGGGAGACCGTGCTGAGTTGCAGAAGCAAGACCTCGAGGGTCAGGAGGATATTGTGGATATCATATTGAATCAATAACTATCTTTGTAGGGCATTAGCGTTGCTCTTTAACCTTTAACCTTTACCATTGTGAGCTATTCAAATATTACCAACCCAGTAAACTACCAACTTCAGGCATTCGGTCAGAAGGGATTTAGGGTAGTAACCTCAGCATTTACTCCTGTTAGCGGAGAATTCTACCGAGCATTTACCATAACCAGCGACGCAGTGGTCACCGCTACATCGGTAGAGGGGGATAGCCTTAGCGCTGTAACGCTACTTGCCGGAACAACAGTTTACGGATTGTTCAGCGCAATTAGCGTTTCCTCTGGAACGGTAATCGCCTATATCGCATAAAGATGATTGGTCTCGGTTTAAGCATAAGCCTAACCCCTTCTGGTGCTGGATTCCTTCGCGGAGCAGCTCAGCTAATCTACAATGACTACTACAACCGAGTAACGGCAGATGGTGGTACTGTGGAGGGGGAGTCTTGTTTTGAGCGTGCTGTATTCCTACTTGGTGTTCGTAACACCGTCAACTACATCGACCTAATCTTCCAAAGATGGACTGCCGACGGCGGCACCATAGAGGCGGAAGATTGCTTTACAAATTCTTTCTTTGCGCTAAATCAGTGATGGAAGAGTGGAAAGATATAGTTGAGGAAATGTTTTCTACACGTTATGCGGTAAGTAACCTAGGTAGGGTAAAGCGTAAGGAGCATTCTGTTGAATTCTTGCTCAATAACAAGACTGAAACCGTACGTAGATACCCAGAAAGGATTTGCACTGTTTACATAGACTTTCAATACAACTATTATCCCACCGTTCTTCTTTACGACTCGGAAAAGAAAAAGTCAGTTCCTCGTTCTATTCATTCTCTTGTTGCCAAGGCTTTTTTAAAGAAAGAGCCACATCATCAGTGTGTGAACCATAAGGACTGCAATAAGGAGAACAATAATGTCGAGAACCTTGAATGGTCAACGATTAGAGAGAACACAAAACACGCCTACGACAACGGATTATTCTCTATGGAAAAAGCTTGGGCTGCGATTAGAGGTAAAAAGTCAAACAGTGCTAAGTCAGTTTATCAATACACAAAAGAAGGTACCTTTGTAAGGAAGTTCGAATCTCTCAAGAAGGCTGCTGACTTTTACGGTGGTAATTATTACTCTGTGTCAAAGGCTTGTCAAGGAAAAGTAGAAACATATAAAAAACACATTTGGAGTTATGAGCTTTTATAGTGACGCATCATTGGTTTTAATACCATCTGGCTACAAAGACCAGAAAATTTATTGTGCAAAGCCGACAGACGGTAGTGCTGATTTGACATTCTCAAGGGCCTCAAGCGCCACCCGTGTGCAGAGCAACGGCCTAATTGAAAAGGTGCGGAGTAACCGCTTCACATACTCGCAGGCTCTTGCTAATGCGGCTTGGCAAACTACTACCGATGGTGGAGCAATTACGAAAACGGCAAACGCTGGTACTGCTCCCGATGGAACTAATACTGCAACTCGTGTTCAAATTGGCGGAGGCGGAACTTATAGCCTCGTTTATCAAGGTGGAGTTAACCCTCTTGGGTTGGTGGTAATTAGTGGTTACTTCAAGCGATACGGAGGCACTAACCAAACTTTTCGTTTGTTTGGTGATAACGGAAGCGCATTAAGCGCAACCCTTACGGCTACTGATACTTGGCAGCGTTTTTCTTACGTTATGACTGCCTCAAGTACTGGTGCTGATGGTCTTGCGGCTGATGCTTCAAACAACGCATACGATATTTTGGTATGGGGTATGCAACTCGAAACGGGCGACATAGCAACCGACTACATCGCCACCACCACCGCAGCGGTATCAGTTGGCCCAGTGAGCGGTTTACCCCGTTTGGATTATTTGGGGTCTACTTGCCCTAAGCTTTTGCTGGAGCCGCAGCGAACTAATTTAATCACGTTCTCCGAGCAGCTAAACAATGCGGCTTGGGCGGCAACAAGGGCAGCTTTTACTGCGAACCAAACAG